CTTTTATAAATATAAAGTTGCGAACATGGCGCTTACCATGCAGAGGATAAAATATTATGAATGAAGACGAAATCAATACCGGCTCAATCGAAAACACTGAGGCTGAAGGTGATAAGATTGAACAGATAGAGATTCCCGCTGAAGATTCGGCCCAGCAAACCGTTTCCGAAGAAAGTAATGTGGTTCAAAAGGGTGAACCGAGGAAGACATACACTAAGGAAGAACAACAGGCATATTCTTTCAGAAAGCAGCTTGGAAAACAGAAAGCTAAGTATGAAGGTCAATATAACCAGTTGCAAGCCCAGTATAACGAGCTCTTAGCACGACTCGATAGATTGGAAAATCCAGATAAGTATGCTCCACTGAACAGAAATCAATTCCAGGACGACGATTCCTATATTGACGCTATAGTGCAGCAAAGATTCGACAACATGTGGAATCAGAAATTGCAAGAAGCACAGCAGAAGTATAGCGAACAGGCAAAACAGGAACAAGAAGTTCAGGCTTATAAGACAAGACAGGATGATAACGTCAAAAAGTTATTTAAGACTCCTGAAGCAGAACAACAGTATAGACAAGCTATCGGAACTGCTCTTCAGAATGGATTAGGCGAACTGATTGACGAGGACAAGGAAGTTGCCCAGTATATCATGAGGTCTGATTTAGGTCCGAAGATTCTTTATGAATTTGCTACGAAACCTGAAGAAGTTGAAAAGATGTTCAATGACAACGTTACACCAATGGATAGACAGTTCATGATTAGGGACTTAGAAAACCGTTTACGTAACGAAATAAATAAACCATCGGTGCCAGTCATCGGAAAGCCGGGACTTGGTACAGAGGCTAAACAAGGTTCAATTTTCGATTCTGACGATTCAATTTTGAACTATTTAAGAACACATTAACATTTCATAAAGGAAACATATTATGGCAGATGTAACAAATCATGGCACATTTTCAAACAACAAGAAAGTAAAACTCATCGCAGGCGAAGTCTATGACAACCTTCCGTATTTAAAGAAAGCTCACTCTTACATGACTCAGGGTGAACTCGAAGGTAAGAAGTATGGTAAGACTTATTCTGTTTATATTCCTGACCCGGGTGAAGTTAGCGACGGTCTCGAAGCTAATCCGGATAACATCAATGAAGTTGAAGTTGCTGTTACTCTTCAGAACAAGAACACTTCTGTTCAGCTCGATGCATGGAATAAGTTAACCAACATTGAATCTTTCACTAACGAAATTGCAAAGCCGCGTGGTATCAAGCTCGCACGTTCTGTTGAAAAGGACGCTATCGACCAGACCGTTCCGAAGGCTTTCCAGGTAGTTTCTGGTGATGCTTCTTTCAAGACTCTTACGGATATGTCTACGTCTCTTGACGAAGTTGGTGTTGCTGGTACCAAGGTAGCTTTCGTTAAGCCGTTAGTTGCTGGTACTATTGCTAACGGTGGTCTCGCAAACTTCATTCCGTCTGAAATCCAGTCTAAGATTTATAAGGACGCTTATTTAGGCCAGTATGCTGGTGCTTCTGTTATCACAGAAAACCTCATGCCGATTGTTAACGTTGCTGGTACTGAAACTGCTTCTGTTGCAGCTACTGCAATTACCGCTATGGAAGGTACTGCTACTGTTACTGCAGGTTATACTGTTGCTGTTACTGACAACTTCCCGGGTGTTCCGTTCAAGCTCAATGCTAAGATTGTTGGTGTTGACGGTATGGAAACCGATCAGGACCTCTATGTTATCGCAGATAGCAATTCCGCTGTTCCTGAAATCCGTGTAGCTGTTAAGGGTCACAACATCAATAACGCTAATGCTTGGGTTGAAGCTGGTGAAACTCCTTCTGCTGCAACACTCGCTGTTGCTGCTGGTAAGTATGCTCTCGGTCAGTGCCGTACTGAAGACGCTGTTGGTTTCGATAAGTATAGCTTCGCAGACCTTCCGGGTTCTGAGAACGTTACTGAATCGGTTAACAACGTTTCTATCAAGATGTCCACTTATGGCGATGGCAAGAGGATGGAAACCTTAACTCGTTTGGACCTCCCATACGCAGTTACATTGCCCGATCCTCGAAAAGCTGTTGTAGGCTATTTTAAGATCGGCTAATTTAAAGTGAAATAACAATTATAAAAGGTTAAGGCTCGTCCTTAGCCTTTTTTCTTTCTTGCCATCTTCTTTTATGGGATTCTGACATTCTTTGTTTAGTTTCTTCTGATGGATGTGTTTCAATTTTTGCATTTCTTTTATTTTTTATTGCTTCAGGGAAACTGTCATTTTCCTGATGTGTACACCATCTTAAATTTCTAATATCATTAATATTCATATTGATTGGTTTGTGTGTTTTATGGTCTACACATGATTTATTCTCAGGATTCGGTAAAAAAGTTTCTGCTATAACTCTATATACGCGCGTAAGTTTCCCATTAAATTTTACTGTTTGACGTAGTTTAGAGCCATATATTATTCCATCCAAACGTTTAAGACGACCCATGTTTGAAATTTCAATAATTATATTTCCTCTAATAGGTTTATTATTAGTTTTTATCCATAATTCTGTCATAATAAATAATATAGTAAATTTTTAAGGAGATGTAAACCCTATGATAACTGTGAACGCGCTTTTGAACCAATGTTTTCAGAGATGCTCATTGATTGGAGATGGCCAATCCGTTAGCGGAACACAGGCTATGCAAGGACTTAACGATTTGTTATGTTTAATAGCCGAGCTTAATGGTCAGAATTTGATTCTTTCTGATGTAGAAACTGCTAATATTATTAAAAGTGAAAAAATTAAGATTATGGCAGAACTTCCAGATGGCTGGTCCGTAGTAGAAACTTTACCTTATGGAACTAAAGCCGGTCAAATCTGTAAATGTGGCGACAAAATTTATGCATGGGAACCTGCAACACCAGGCGATCCATCTACGCTCACTTGGGTTGAACGAAATGATATTGTATGGCCTGACTTATTAATCAATCCGCTTCCTGATAGAGTTGTAACATTGTCGAGAAAACTCGGCGTAAGATTCGTTCAATTATTGCCAGCAACAAAGCAGGTTATTGATAGTAAGACAAAAATGGGGCTTCCGGTTTTCTATACATGTGAGACACAATTAGAAACGGTTAAGGCCGCAGATACTACTTATACTTATGAAGTATTTAATATTGAGCTTGATTCTAGGCAGACGTTAGAATATCGTATTACTTATCTTAAATCTATTCCAGATTACAAATTAAACGATAAGCTCTATTTTAGTGAAAAGATTATTTCTATTCTTGAAGACGGTATTTGTTCTAAACTTTGTTTACGTTATAAGCTATTGGACGTCAAACCTATATTTGATGAGGAATTTGCAAATGGCGTAAGATTACTTAAGAGAACTAACAATTCTAACCGTCCAATGACCTATGAAGGTTTTGAAGGAAGCTATTTAGACAATTTCTATAATGGTTTTGCTCCAAATCAATGGTAACGAGGTAATTAATGCCAGAAAATAAAATTACATATTCATTCGTAGGTAGTTCTGCGAAAACAAAAAATCCTAATATTCAGGGTGCAGCTATTTCCAGAAATATGTATTCTGGTTTTAACGGCTCCAAGGACGACGCTAGACGTTTTATGCAAAGCTGTCCTGGAATAAAATTCCTGATGTCTTTAGGTGATGATGCTCAGATAGACGGTATGTATGTTCCGTCTACTGGCTTATCTATTACAAACTTTACACCGTCCTTGTTCGTAGCCTATAAAGGTAATATCTATAGAATAGATAATTCTTATGAGATAGAAGTTATAGGCTTCTATACATCTGGTAATAAAGTAGAATTTGCAGAGTCAGCCGGTGAACGTGATGTTTTAATGTGGGTTGATGGTGTTTCTATTTACGGCTATGAATTAAAGAATGGTCAAACTGTAAACATAACTTTACCTAAAAGAATTACAGAAAATGCCTATGTAAAACCTACTCATATAGCCGTTGTTTCAGGTTCTATAGTTATCAATGACCTTGGTTCTGGCTATGTTTATTATTCTAAGCCATATCCGCTTTCGCAAGAAAAAAGAAACATATTTAATATTGTCGACGGTAAGGTTCAATATAAAGGTGATGGAATTACTGTAGATACAAGAGAAGTGGATTCTGGTGAATATTGCTTCTTAGATGATTATGGCGTTCAGATGTATTTTAATGCTGAATCTTCTTCTGATAAAGTTACAGCTGTTTATTCAGTCGGCGCATTACTAACACTTTACGGTCCGTCTTCTATTGAATTCTGGATGAGAGGTGACGCTGAATCTTATCAGACTTGGCAAAGAACTTCTTACACAATCAACAAGGAACAAGGTCTTGAAGCTAAGTATTCTTTGGCTTCTGTTAATCAGACACAGTTCTGTATCGGAACAGGTAAGGCTAATGCAAAATGCGTTTTGATGATTGAAGGAACTAAGGTTACAAAAATTTCTGAAGAATGGCTGGATAGAATCCTTAATGATAACGAGATTTCCAATACACGTGCATGGACCTATTCCAAGAATAACCATAGCTTCTATATCTTTACGATAGGCAATGAAACATATTGCTATGATATAATGACAGGTGAATGGCATATTAGAAGCTCACGTAACTTCTATAATTCTAAGAATAAGCCATATATGCCTTTATACGCAGTATGGTTCAATAACAAGATTATTACTGGCTGTTGCGAAAACGGTAATCTGTATATTCTTGATGAAAATTATTATAAGGAAGATTTCAATGCCACTGATAGTTTACCTTTATATCGTGTTAGACAGACTCCTGTAATTACAGCCGACTATAAGCCGTTTGTATTATATCAGATTTCTTTGGAATGTAATGCAGGTAGCATTGAAAATTACGGTAAGCTTTCAAAATGTCTTTTACAGATGAGTAATGATGGCGGTTATACATTCGGTAATGTTATCGACGCAGGACTTGGCGAACGTGGCCAATATTCTGCAAGATTAAACTGGCTAAACTTAGGCAGGACTAGACAATGTGTAATTAAGGTCATGTTCTCGGAAGATTCTGATTTTGTTATTTCTGATGCAAGTATAAGATTTCAGATTCTTAATACGCCAGTTTAAGGAGTCAATATGATTATTAACCAGACTAGCAAAATAGAAGATATATTACAGGCTGTAAAGGGAACATGGGCTGTTTCGACCGATAATGGTTGGAAATGCACAGAATGCGGCGAAATTAAATTCTATAAGAAATTATGTGAAGAAGGCAATAACGTGTTGCCATCTTCTTTTATGAAAAATAGAACAGATATTGTTCCTTATATGGTTTATGAAAAAGACAAAGTTTCAGGTGGCATTATTACACTTCAAGACCAATATATAACTCTAGAAGCTAATGCCCTAGTAGTTATTATGATGGTATAAATATAAACAGGAGATTAATTTATGGGATTTTTAGATGTAGTATCAAACGTATTCGACCCAGGTGACGTTTTCGGTTACCGCGGTGGTAAGAACGTTTCTAAAGCTAATGGCGCTTTGGACGAAGCTTACAAAGCTGCAGAAGATGCCGCAAGTAAGAACGCAAGTCTTTATTCACAATATATGAATAAAGTCAATAATGCTTATGGCGGTGAAGCTGCAAAAATGGGTGACAGAGTAGCTGCCCTTGAAAATTTGGATGTTTATGATCCTGGTCAGTTCGACGAGAGCAAATACAACAAGTCTATTGAAGATTTCTATTCCAAGGCTGCAAATCAGAGAGTTAACAAAGCCACCAATGCAATTACCAATTCTATGGCTAATGCTGGTAACATGTTCAGTTCTGATTATACTGATGCTCTTGCAGCTAAGCA